CCCATTAGGGTTGGTGTTTTCCATTTGTCATCTCAATAATCGCCAGAAACCTTCTGGACGGAGGGTAGCTTTTAGGCTACAGAATCTTCCACTTCTTCTCTTTAATTACAGTTTCCGAGGCCAAGCCTTCTAGGTGTCCTGTAATCAGTTCAATAGTCTTAATGTGCCGATAAGCATCTTCACGCCTATCACATTCATCAGCACTTGTGTTAATTATCACACTAATCTGCTCTTTTTTCAAGTTATCTATGACTTCTTTGAAAAAGTCATCATTTAGTAAGTTTTTAGCCCATTGAGCCAGAACTGCTTTATCGTTCATAAAAGTGATTTAATTTGTTTCTTTGTAAGTTTTCCAGAGTTAAGCAACCCAAGGAATTCCTCACCATACTTATTTACAGCATTTTTCTTAATGACATACTCACCAGATTGCAAAGCACCATAACCCTCATCTTGACCCATTGGGTCAGTTCCAATCAATCTATCCATTGTGACCAAGCCACCTCTAGCCCATCCAGCTTCACCACTTACAGCAGCACCAGCAGTTCCATCACCATCACCATCATCACCTGCATCTGCATCTGCTGCGGCTGCTGCGGCTGCGGCTGCTGCCCCTGCTGCGGCTGCGGCTGCGGCTGAAGCACCACCAATTGAAGCATTTGCGGCTGCTTGACCTGCGGCTGCTGCTGCGGATGGAGACATCCCTGATGCAGTTGCAGTTGCGGCTGCTGTTGCTGCTGCTGTCGCTGCGGCTACACCTGTACCACTAACACCAGCGGTTGCTGCTGGGCTGTTACTAGCTATGCTGCCTATAGCATCATTTGCTTCTGCTTGCATTGCTGCATTAAAGGCATTTGCTGCGGCAGTATTTGCTGAGTTTGTTATTGACGCAATCATTCCAAGTGGAAAACCAGTAACCATTCCAAGAACTGAAGCCAGAGCAATATTTGTTACATCTGCTATTGCTTGTCCAGTTTCGCTAATAGAAAACCCAACATTTCCAGTAGTGCCGCTAGTGCTACCACCATCGCCACCGCTATCACCACCAGTAAGACCAGTATCTGTAACTGTATCGCCTTCAGTCTTAGTTGTGTATTTGTTAATATCAAATTGGTCTGGAAGTTTCCTAGATTGCCCTTCCAGTAAAGAGCCATATGAAATTCTTGCTTCAGATGGCATATTATTGCCAATCATGTCTAGCAATGAAGTGGTAGGCGCAAACTGAGTCTGTGGACGATACTGGCTCTGGATGCCAGAAATAATGTCTTGATATGTGGCACTTTTTGGATTACTTCCACCAACTAAACTAACCAGTTCTTGATAGTTCATTCTGTTCTCACTTAGAAATCATGCTCAAAACATTATTTAATGATGGCATAGTTGTTGTATTTAAACCAGTTGTTGCATTTGGAAACATACCTGCTATTGTTGGTCTGCTCGTAATATAAGCAATATCAGCATCTGATGCACCATATCCTCTTAAATCATTAAGAGATGTACCTTTAAGCAAATTAGCCACAGCACCATAGTTGCCAGATGCTTCGGCAGCTTTCCAAGCATCCATTAGTCCAGTAGGAGGCGCAAGAGTTGTTGTTTGGTTAGATGTAGGCATAGCAGAAGCACCTTGAATCATGTTAACAATACTTTGTGTGCTAGGACGCTGATTAACCAATCCTTGTGCTAAACGCTTAGATTCACCGAATGATGGGAACAATTCACGAAATTGACCTGCTGTAATTGGTGCTTGATAAATATTAGCAGGGTTAAAGTTAAATGGTGCGCTAGGATTCGCAGCGTTGTACATTACTGTAGGTGACCTAGCCGTTGTTGTTATTGTTTTACCAGCATCAGTTGTATATGCTTTGTTATAAACATCTTGACCAAACTGAAATGGAATTCCAGCAGTTTTAGCTAAATTAGCTACAGAGAAGTTAGCTGGCAATCTACCGCCATTAGCCGCAGCAGCAGCGTCAACTAATGCCTGTACACCAACAGAGTTTGCTTGTGCTTGCTCTAGTGTCTTACCCACACCTAACTGAAATCCATAGTTAGGGTCTAAAGCTGCTACTGCTTGTGGAGTAGAAAACGCCTTATAAACATCATCCATTGACTTAGCACTAGCCAATGATGAAGTTAAATTTTTGTACTCTGTACCAGTTAGCGCACCTGTACCCAAAGCAAGATTGATAGCAGCTTGTGCTTGTTCGCCAGTAAGTGTATTTACGCCTTGCTGGACAACTAACTTGCCATTTTCAAATGAAGTAACTACTGGTTGTTGAGTAACTGGACTAATAAACTGAACACTACTACCCAATACAGTTTGAGAAATGTTTGGCAACGTACCATCTAGTTTATATGTCTGTGTAGCTACATCAAAAGTTCCATAAGGATTTAAATTAGCGTAACGACCAGCAAAAGGGTCACTTTCTAGCGCAGCAACATTAGCTGATAACTTACCTGCCGTACCTAAAACACTCGGATTAAATGGGTCATAGCCCAAGTTAGCCATAGCAGATACATACTCAGTTTGAGTAGGGTTTCTACCTAGCGTACTACGATAGCCAGAGATAATGCTTTGTGTGTCGTAGTTATAACCTTCTGTGCTGTAGTTCAATGCACCTGTACCAGCCAAAGAATTACCGCCAGTTGTTAGGTAAGTTTTAGCATTGGTTTTTTCTGCTTCTGTAGCATCACGCCCAAATTGTTGGTTATATGCGTTATCAATAACTGTATCTAACACTTTTGCTTCTGCAACAAGTGGCTTACCAATGTTGGTAGCGTATTGATTAACAGCAGAAGTATCAAACCCAAGCACACGCCCAAGTTGCTCTGCTGAAACACCTCTATTTACCGCTTCATTAGCAACTGCTTGATATAAAGCGTCACCAGTTTTACCTGCAAACTCTTTGTCAATAAACTCTTTAACTAACTGGTCTGAATAATAAACTGGTGCTGTAGCCATGATTAACCCCTAATCTCTACGTTGGATGTTATGCCAGCACCAATTTTCATTGCTTTCAATTGTGCTTCTGCTTCAAACTCTTGTTGCTTCATAGCAAAGTAAGCCTGTTGTTTCTCACGCTCTAATTGCAACTTAGCAGCCTCTTTCTCACGCATCATCTGCATTTCAACAGCAGCCTTCTGTTGCGCCATCTCTGTATCAATCTGCATCTGTTGTTGTTTCAACTGAATGTCAGCTTGTGCTTTGGCTTGGTTAGCTTGTATCTCAGCTTGTGTTCGAGCCATGATTGCTTGAACTTCTGGAGGCATCTGCTGTTGTTGTGGAGGAGGATTGCTCAACGCTTGGTCTTGCTCTGGCGTAATAGGCTTGTAGAACTCAGCACTATCTTTAAAGCCAGCAATCTCAACCATGCGTCCCAATGTGCCACGATACTGAGCAGGTGAAACGTAAGGATTAGCAGGGCCGTACTGAGCAATCAACTGCTCTTGTTTAGCAAGAACCATTGACAACATAGCCATCTGTTCTTGTCGGTTTCCTGCGCCCAGACCTACGTTGATAGAAACATCGTATTGGTTAGCCCATGTTCTAGGGTCAAACTCTACGAACTCACCACGCATACGCACCATACGAGCCTTGTCCTGATACTTACAAAGCAAGTGCAAGATGCCTTGGAACAAAGACTTAACACCTGTCTCAGCAAAGATTCGAGCCATCAGTTCAATCTTACCTGCGCCAGCTTGTTGCATAGAAGCAACCGCAGCAGCAGTCACGTTCTGCAAGATAGCAGGGTCTAAACCTTGTGAAGCATCGCTAACACCTGTACGCTTAGACTGTACTGTATCCAAATACTGAAGCATCGGGAAAGCCTGATTCGCCACGTTCTGCACAACTAACTGTTGAACAGCACCTTGTGACTTGGCACGAATAACACCACCAGCAGTAGAAGTCAGCAAGTCATCAAGGTTTACTTGACCTTCAACCGCAACCACACGAGCATTGTTTGTCAGATATAAGTTATCCAACATCTGACGAGTGATAGTGGTCTTGATTAACTGTAGGTCAACTGTTCTGTCAGCTAACGAGTTACCAAAGAACTTGTGCGGAATTGGAATAGGACAGATTGAGTGGAAAGGAACATAGTCCACTTCCTCAACCATCTCCTTACCACCTTCATCTTGCAGAATCTCATTAGAAGCGTAGAAGACTTGAGTCAGAGCAGCAATGCCCTTTCCGTTCATATCAGTTTTGACATAACACTCAAAGACCTCAATCTCTTGCATGGATGGGTCATCAGTCTGAGTTTGGTAAGGTTGCTCACCTGCTGCGTAACGAGCCACACGCTCTGGTGTGTATGCCAAAGCATCACCCATCTGCAAGCCTTCAACTTGCTTCTTGTTGAAGCCCATAGCAACCAAGTCACTACGAGTCAACATCTGTCTGTGGGCTACGAAAGGTGAGTCAGCAATAGTTCTAGCCTTCTTGCTAATCAAGAACTCCTCTGGAGGAACATTCTCAATCGTTACTTTGCCTGACTTTTTCTTCTGTTGGACAACTACGTTATGAGTAGAAGCCATCACAGGCATACCCATCGGGTCTATAACTGGCTGACCCATTGGGTCAATAATTGGGAACTCTGTCGTATCTTGCTCGACAATCTCCATTGTCTCATCACTCATCAGCATCGCTAACTCGTCATCAGACAAGTCAAAGTAACGCTCTTTTGTAATGTCTTCTTTGTCTTCCCAATACGCCTTAACGATGCCGTTCTTCTGCATCAGGGCATCTTTGAACCAATCATGCAGAATGGCTACACCAGCGTTATCACGATTGAAAACCCAATTGCAGTAGTCTGTGGCCTGTTTTGCCGAGGCTTCATCACGAGGGCCTTGTGGCTCAAAGACTACGATATTGTCTGAGCCTGTAAAGATACGAACTAAGCTAGGTAGCGCACCATCTATCGCTTCTGCCACTTCTCCAGTAACGATTTGAGATTTACCCTCAA